TACACAATCATTTAATTATATTAAAACCCAAATTAAAAATGAACATTCATTAGCTCTTATTTCGTTTGATGATGCATATAATTATTATTATAAATATTGTAATATAAATTCATACAAATCAATTGTCAGTAAACGATATTTTGAAAAATATTTATATTTTAAACTACCCGATTATATTGTTTATGAAAAATTTATTGAAACTAGTTGGATACAAAATGTAGAATCATAATTAAAATAACTAAAATAAATTATAATGTTATTTATTAACAATATAATTTTTAAAATATAAAATATTAAATAATTTAATTAGCATTGCCAGCTACAAATTGAAGATTTACTCCACTAGTTCCTACACCTTCACCATTATATTCAGTAGGACTTAAAGGAGACATTCCTCCTCTCATTCTGCGACTACCTTTGTGTCTTTTCGCTCCACCTTCACCTCTGCCTTTATAACAATCTATAGATTCTTGACCTGATAAATGAAAACAAGGGTCGGCGCCACCCCTCTTTTTGCCATGGCGACGAGAGTGACGACGACTATGTTTACCATCCTTGATAAAACCAAAATGACCTTTTTTAGTCAAAAAACCAGCTTTAACTAAACGTTTCTCTTTTTTGGCAGTATTATGTTTAGCTCTGGAAACAATACGACCTGCTTTATTTTGCATCAAATCACCTTTGGTAAGACCACCCGTTGTTTTGTAAGCTGTTCCATGCCATACTTGAGCGCGAGTACCAATTAACATTTCATATGTTTTTCCACTTACGGAATATTTTCCACTTGACGTTCTAGAATATTTTGTCATTATAAATTTAAGAGAGAAAAAAATAAATTCTTAAATATATTTTAAATTTGGCAATTATATTTAAATAATGAAACGCATTAAAATGTGTTTTTTGGAGGTGTTCCGCTTCCTCCAGGCATACCTGGAGCATTTCCTAGATAATCTAATTGTAATGGTTGTCCTAAATAAAAATTACCATATTGTGTTGAACCTCCTAAACTTGTTTTAATTATTTGTGATATTCTTGCATTATTTGAAATTCTATATGATACTGAATCTGAACCAGGAAACAATTTATTAACCTTTTCTGGTACACATGTACAATTTAAGTAATTACCATTTCGATTTAAAGCATTTAATTGTGCTATATAATGTATCATTCTTGAAGCATTTGAACTACTTCCAGGCGTAAATTTTCTAGCGGCTTTTGTCATTTTATATAAAATAATATTTTATAATGTTTAATAATATTATTTTAACTTTTTAAATAAAATTGAAATTATTTAAAAAGAAATATGCAAGTTATATTAATACACAATGAACGCTACCGACGTAAATCTTGCTAATAAATATCAACAGAAGACTGATAAACAACATATTCTGGATAATCCAGATACGTATATTGGTTCTGTTGAAAAAATAGAATCTGTTCAATGGATTTTAAATGAAACTAATGATAAAATTATTGAAAAATATATAGAATTTATTCCTGGTTTATTTAAATTATTTGATGAAGGAATTGTTAATTGCCGTGACCATGTTGTGCGTATGCAACAATCTATTGCGAATGGTCAAGAAAATTGTATTCCTGTTACAAATATTGATATTACAATTGAAGAAGATGGTACGATTATCATGTTAAATGATGGTAATGGTATTGATGTAGCTCAACATCCAGAGCATAAAATATGGATTCCTGAATTAATATTTGGTCATCTTAGAACATCTACTAATTACGATAAAACAGAAAAAAAAATTGTTGGCGGTAAAAATGGGTTTGGTTTTAAACTTGTTTTAATATGGTCTACATATGGCTCTGTTGAAACAGTTGACCATATTCGTGGTCTTAAATATAGCCAAGAATTTAAAAACAATTTAGACGAAATATGCAAACCATCTATTACTAAATGTAAAAATAAACCGTATACAAAAATTACATTTAAACCAGATTATGCTCGTCTAGGAATTCACGGTCTAACACCAGATATAATTGCACTTCTTAGAAAACGCGTATATGATGTTGCTGCTATAACAGATAAAAATTTAAAAGTTAAATATAATTCTAGTTTAGTCCCTATTAAAAATTTTCAACAATACATTGATTTGTATATTGGTGATAAAAATGGTGCTCCTCGCGTTTATGAAGATAATGGAGGAAGATGGGAATATGCAGTTGCTTTAACGCCTACAAATGAATTTACTCAGGTTTCATTTGTTAACGGAATTCATACTGCAAAAGGAGGTAAACACGTTGAATATATTTTAAATCAAATTACTAGAAAAATTTGCGATTTAATTGAAAAGAAAAAGAAAATAAAAGTAAATCCGAATAGCATTAAAGAGCAACTAATTCTGTTTTTAAGATGTGATGTTGAAAATCCTGCTTTTGATAGTCAAACAAAAGATTATATGAATACCCCTTCTTCTAAATTCGGTTCTAAATGTGATGTCAGTGATAAATTTATTGAAAAAGTTGCTAAAATGGGTGTAATGGAAGCAGCCATACAACTAACAGAAGTAAAAGAAAATAAGGCAGCTAAAAAAACAGATGGTATTAAATCTAAGAGTATTCGAGGTATTCCAAAATTAACAGATGCGAATTGGGCTGGAACTGATAAATCAAAAGATTGTGTTATTATATTTTGCGAAGGTGATTCAGCCAAAGCTGGTATTATTTCTGGATTATCTTCTGACGACCGCAATACTATTGGTGTTTATCCTATGAAAGGCAAGATTCTTAATGTAAGAGGTGAACCTATTAAAAAGATTTCGGAAAATAAAGAGATTGCAGAAATTAAGAAAATATTGGGTTTAGAAACGGGCAAGACTTATTCACCAGAAGATATCAATACTTGCTTGAGATACGGTAAGGTATTATTTATGACTGACCAGGATTTAGATGGTAGTCATATTAAAGGATTAGGTATTAATTTATTTCAATCCGAATGGTCAACTCTCACAGAAATTCCAGGGTTTATTGGTTTTATGAATACTCCTATTTTAAAAGCAAAGAAAGGCGCAACCGAATTGAATTTCTATAATGACGGCGAATATGAAGAATGGAAAAAAGAAAATGATATTAAAGGATGGAAGATAAAATATTATAAAGGTTTAGGTACTAGTACAGGTAAGGAATTTAAAGAATATTTTGAAAATAAAAAGATTGTTGGTTTCGAATTTTCAGAAAAAAGCAATGATGCAATTGATATGGTATTTAATAAGAAAAGAGCAGATGACCGTAAAGATTGGTTAAAGTGTTATGATAGAGATTCTTACCTAGATACTAAAAAATTAAATGTTCCATACGAAGACTTTATTAACAAAGAATTAATTCATTTTAGTAAATATGATTGTGATAGAAGTATACCTAACTTGATGGATGGTCTTAAAATATCATTACGCAAAATATTATTTTCAGCTTTCAAGAAAAATTTAGTAACTGAAATAAAAGTAGCTCAATTTAGCGGCTATGTTTCAGAGCATTCAGGATATCATCATGGTGAAGCTAGTTTAAATGCCGCTATTGTTGGGATGGCACAAAATTTTGTTGGTTCTAATAATATTAATTTATTTATGCCTAATGGACAATTTGGCACGCGGCTTCAAGGAGGAAAAGATAGTGCATCTGAAAGATATATATTTACTCAGCTTAATAAAATTACTAGAACTATATTCCCATCATATGATGATAATGTGCTGTCATATTTGGATGACGATGGACTACTAGTTGAGCCAATATATTATGCACCTATTATTCCAATGATTCTTGTAAATGGTTCAAAAGGTATTGGAACTGGTTTTAGTACTGATATTATGTGTTATGACCCTATTAAAATTATTCGATATTTAAAGAACAAATTGTCACTATCATTAACAGAAGAGAATATTGATTTTGTCCCATATTATGATGGATTTAAAGGTCAAATAACCAAAATCAATGATGACAAATTCTTAATTAAGGGATTATATGAGAAAATTGGTCCAGATAAAATTAGAGTTACTGAATTACCTGTTGGTTATTGGACCGAAGACTTTAAAGAACTATTAGAAAATTTAATTGAGCCTGGTCAAGATAAAGAAGGGAAAAAAATTACACCTATTGTGAAAGATTATGATGATATGAGCAAAGATACTAATGTTGATTTTATAATTACCTTTGCAAAAGGAAAATTAGAAGAATTAGAATCTAACAAAGGAGACTATAATTGTAATGGAATTGAAAAATTTTTAAAATTGTACACTACAAATAGTACTACTAATATGCATTTGTTTGATGCAGATGATATATTACAAAAATATGATAAAATATCTGATATTATTGATGCTTATTATAATGTAAGATTACAATTATATCAAACTAGAAAAGATTATATGATAAGAGCAATTGAGAGAGAACTTGTATTATTATCTAATAAGGCAAAATACATTAAAGAAAATTTAGATGGCACTATTGATTTGAGGAAAAAGAAGAAGGAACAAGTAATGCAAATGTTAAAAGAAAAGGAATATGATACTATCGATGATGACAATGAATACAAATATTTAACTAAAATGCCAATGGATTCAGTAACGGAAGAAAATGTTGAAAAATTACTCAATGATAAAGGTAATAAAGAAGAAGAATTAGAAACTATTAAAAGTACATCTACAAATTATATGTGGACTTCCGAATTAGATATTTTATTAGAACAATATTTGGAATATAAAGAGTCAAGACAAAGACTTATGGACGGTGAAGATGTAAAAGCTAATAAAAAGAAGGTAGTTTCAAAAGGTACACTTGTAGTTAAAAAAAGTTTAAAAAAACTATTAATTGAAGAAGTTTAAATCAATAAAATAGTTTATAAATTAGAATAAAGAGAGAAACTCCATTTTTCTAAAAATGGACTAAAACAAATAAAATAAAATATTTAACTCCATTTTTTCTAAAAATGGAATAAAAATGGACTAATCTTTAATATTATTATCTAGAATTTGCCTAATTTTGGATATATCATAATATTGTTCACAATCAATAAACTGAAATATTTTTTTTATATTTTCCATATCAAACATTTTTTCAAATGTTGTAAAATAACACCATGTTTGATTTTGATTATAAAATTGATAGAATTCATTATTTAAATTGTTTAGATATTGTATTGAATCCTTATCTTTTTTAAACCAACTACTTTGCGATTGTGCTTGTATGTTACCTCTCACTTGCATGATAACTTTTGTTTGTGGAAATAATTCCTTGAATTCTTTTATATAATTTAAATTTCCATTATCATATCTAATTTCTTTGAATCCCCACACATTTGTGGTTTCAGAATTTTTAAATAAAGATGCAATTAATATTTTTATCATGCTTACAATTTGTTGAAAATTATATGAATTATACCAAGATGGTTTCACATTTTTTGAAATAATATCTTCATAGCTTGCAGGTCTAAGATGTCCTGGTACATATTCAAAGGTTGTAGTTTTTATTTTTTTATAAAAATCTAAAAGGCTATTAATTGCACCAAAATTCTCTCCACAAATATTGCTATTTGGTATAATATTTATTATTCTTTGCATTGTAGTTGAACCTGAACGACCTGTAGCACATATCAATATTATTTTATCCATTATAATAAAAATTTATAATTCTTATTATACTTTAACGCTAATTTTAGATATTTGGCAGAATCTTTCTTTATTTCATTATAAAAGGTTGTTTAGAACCATCCTTTAAATTCTAGCTCTCTATCCGTATTATTAGCCATAATAGGATGAGCAATAGGCACAACTAAAGTGCTAGCATCATCAAGATATTTCATATAACCTTGAGCCTCACTGTAAACTTGTTGTATGCAATAATTTAATACAATTTTATTTAATTCAGATACTTGTTGCGTAATATTATTTGGTTGATTTGCTGCATGTTGTAAATAAACACTTCGCATGACAATTTTCAATGAATCACAATCTTGAGAACCAATTGTATATTGACCATTTGATTTATGATAAACACCGGCTCTTATTCCATTTTGTATTATTTGAATGTTTTCTTGAGAGAAAAATGTTTGAGATAAATAAGTGTCTGTCCATAATCCTTCAGTTGGATTCCTAAATGTTACACATTGGTTTGCAGGTATTTTATCATACATTTCAAATAAAGTAGAAGTATTAGGGCTTTTAATATCTACACGTCCATTATTAACTTTATTCATTTATATTACACTTATAGAAAAAATTATATATATTT